GTCCACGGCGGCGTCATGCACCGGCTGGAGAGCGTGCCCAACGCCCTGGAGCAGGCCAAGCAGGCGGCCTCGGCCATCGTCGGCCGCGCGGCCCCGGCGCCGGAAGTGCCGTGGTTCTGGTCCGACCAGTATGACGTCAAGCTGCAGATCGCGGGCGTGCCCTTCGACGCCGACCGGCAGTTGGTGCGCGGCGATCCGGCCGGCGGCGCTTTCTCGGTTTTCCATTTGAGCGGCGAGCGCATCGTGGCGGTGGAGGCGGTCAACGCACCGGCCGACTTCATGGGCGGACGGCTGCTGATCGGGAAGGGGACGCGGGTATCAGCCGAACGGCTGGCTGATTCTGAGACGTCTATGAAGACTGTCTCTTTGTCCTGAGGCTGGTGGTGGAGTGGCGATGTCGGTTAGGCGAACGGGCCTGCCGCATTGCCTGCACTTAGGCCTGCTTTCGGTCCGTGTGGTCGAGGCGCGAATCTCTGACGCTCTCGCTCTGCAATTTGGGTTCTCACGACGGACGACTTCGGTGCCTCGACGGAGGCTATGAATAGGCCCTTTTCGCCTCAATTCCAAAAGCCCCCCGACTATTAGGCCGAGGGGCTTTCATCTGAGCGAGCTACTCTGGCGCGATCAGCTTAGGGACACATGAAGTATGTCGTCCAAACTGAATAGTCGTAGTTGGTTGTGTCGCCCCACGAGACGTCAGGACTGCTGCAAAAGACCTCCGTGTAGCCGACAGGTTGACCATCGCGAATGTAGGTGATGATGGCCCACGGCTCTTCCATGACTACTGCGGCTGACGCGCTGGTCGGAATGAGGGTTGTAGCCCCAACCGCTGAAGAGGCTACCAAAGCCGCAGCAAGGGCGAGATGCACGAGTTTCTTCAAGGTTGTTTCCTCCTATGAGCCTTCCTCCCGAAGGCGAGAGAAACGATCATAGGTTGTGCATTAAAATACCAATGATCTTTGTGTGATCGCTTTGATCGGAGGGGATCCTCATTGGGAGCGTCCTCTTGACGGACACCCAATTTCGGTGTCGGAGCGAAAGCCTGCACGCAATCCTACCCAGAAGGAGTCATTGGTCGTTTCGTGTTTGTCGTTTCTTCGTTGAGCCTCCTGGCCCGCACCTTAAAAGGCACCATCAGACCATGGTGCTGTCCTTGCCGTGAGGTGGCGGTCGAGCTCTATCGGCCAGGGCGTGCAATCCTGGTACTTCCAATCATCTTCGCCATCGCCCATGCAGGCGCTATACGCACCGCCACCTGTGTGAGCTGTGACCGAGGTTCAGGCTGACGGTAAGGTGAGAAGGATCGGCTTTGACTTGACTCATGAGCCGAGGCTGACACAGGCACAAATTGTGCGCTCTCTTCAACAAATGCGGCCGGTACGTGAAATATCACGCAATCATCGAGCGTATCCCCGCGAGGGGGTAGTTTCTGATTTCTCGGAAACCCCCTTGTAAATCCAAGGGGTCAGTGTGGTGCCGCCGGGCAGGATTGAACTGCCGACCTCAGCCTTACCAAGGATATACGGTTCACCGATATTGTCCTTGTATTTCAAATGTTTTTGTCTTCGTTGTCGGGCCGCTCCCCGTAAATGTCCCACTTTCAGGGTTTCGGCGGCGGGCGTGGTTGGCTGCTGCCTGGATGATTGGCAGGGCCGTGGCAAGGGCCGCCTCAGGGGTGATCGAGAACCACTCCCGGCCAATGGCAAAGGGCTTTAGGCGCTCGTGGACGAGCTGCTCTACCTGTCGCTCGAGGCCGCCTACTATGGCCCGCCGATAGGCGAGCCGTAGGGGGTAGGGGCAGCCAAGCTGGAGCCCTTGAACCCTCTTAGGCGTGTCAGTCGCTATGCCCACCTTTGTGAACTCACCGCACGCTACGAAGTAGAGGTCCGCTCGGTGTCCCGCCTTGTCGAGATGGTTCACTGGTGCCTTGAACATCGGTTGCTCCTGAGGTTCCCCACACGGTACTGATGGAGCCCGCTAGGTGGGAGGTGTTCACGTGGGCATATCTCATGACCATGGCGGCGCTCTTCCAGCCGCCCAGCTCCATGAGAGCGGTCAGGTCGCGATTGGCCCGATAGTGCCAGGTGGCCCAGGTGTGACGGCAGTCGTGGGGTGAGAAGTCGGTGATGCCCGCGCGCTTGCACATGCCTGCCCAGGCTGTCTTGATCTGACCTCCACCGCCCGCCCGTTCCTCGTAGGGATCGCCAAGGGGGTGCCGGACGCCCGAGGCCGTTACGTAGGGCAGGGAGCGACGGAACACGGCACCTGTGCGGTGGGGCAGAGCTGACAGAGCCGCAACCGCCTTGGGGTGCAGCGGGACGCCTCGGGCTTCGCCGTTCTTGGTGTCGATGAACTCGACGTGGGCCCGGCTGAGGTCAACGTTTCGCCAGTCGAGATATAGGGCTTCGGAAATGCGAGCGCCGGTCGAAAATAGGAACACGACCAGCGGCCGCAGGTGAGGGGCGGCAGCTTCTATGAGCTGGTCTGCCTCCTCATGCGTCACCCAGCGTATGCGACCCTTCGGTTCCTTGGGGCGGGCAATAACCGGCTTGTCGCACCAGCGCTTTCGGGCGGCGTGGTGCAGGACGGCCGCGACTGGCGTGTAGATGTGCCGGTTGAGTGTCGAGGGCGCCGCCTGGGGCTTCAGCTTTTTGGCGAGCGCCTCGATCTCTGCCTGGTGGATCGCGACCAACGGCTTCTTGCCGATCACCTTGAGGATAGAAGCGAGGTGTGCCCGCTCACCTCCCGCCTCCATGTAGCTCAGAGCGGCTTCGGCGAACGTCCTGGTAGCGGAATCACCGTGGACCGATCGCTTGATGAGTTCGGCTTCGCGGACCGCACGGATTTCTTCCGCGGCTTTGCGGTCGCCAGTGCCAGTGCTTTCGTCAACGATGAGGCCCCGGACGGACCCGCGGAGGTACCAATTCGGGGATCCGTGTCGTCGTTTGAGGGTGAGGGGCATGGCAGGGCCTCCAGAAGGGCCTGAACGTCCTCAGGGGTGAAGACGTAGGCGCGGCCAAGTTTGCGGCCGACGCCATGGGTTTTGGCCAGACTGATAAGCATGGCCTGCGAGCAGGGGATGATCTCTTCCGCGATCAGCGCCTGGGCGGTTTTGATGATGGGCCACCCCATGTCAGGCGGCTTCCTCATCGTTCGCAGCTCGATCTTTGTCGACCTGACTGTCGATCCAGTCGTTGATGTCGGAGATGCGGGCACAGATGGTGCCGCCCAGCTTGAACATCGGAAAGCGGAACGGCGGCCTGGATCGACGCTTCAGGTCGATCACGCGGTGAGCAAGCGCCTCGCTGCCAAAGGCGTGGAGAGCAATTGCCTTCGCGCCGTAAAGCACGTTGCTGCTTGAGGTGTTCACGCTTTGTGCCATGGCGGCAATATCCGCGAATTCTGGCCGGTAAGCAACGATGAGCTTTTCTGTTTCGGCCCTTATCCATCGACTTGAACCGAGTTTGCCCCAAATGTGATTCCACAAAGGCTGGCCTCGTAGTCCGACGTATCGTTGTCGCCGTCGAAGGCGCCTTCGTCTTCGCATTGGGCGCCTTCGTCCTCACAGGCCTCTTCGAGCTCGGTCCACTCGGGCCCGCCTATTGGGGCGAGCTTGGCGGCGTGAGCTTGGCTCTCGTACGGCTGCAACTCAGAGAGGCCGAGGGAGGGCTCGAAGTCAGGATCGCCATCGATCTGGTCCAGGGTGTCGATCAGGCGCGCGATGAGCTTGGTGAGCTGCTGGCGGAACAGGTGCCTGGATGCTGCTGGGTGGTTGATAGGGAGGGCGGTCATGCCAGCACCACGCCGTCGAGCCAGTCGATCACGTCTCGCACAATGCCTGCGCTGAGGTGGTCTATGTCACGGCGCTGGAGCTGGTCTTCCAGCACGGCCTCCAGCTTGCCTCGGGCATCATTGGGGCCGGTGATCGGGGCTGAGGCGAGAAGGGGCCACAGCTTGTATTCGATGGCGCTGAGCGCCTCGATTGCGTCTTCGCTCTCCACGGCGATCATCGATGCCCGGGCGAAGTCCATAAGGCCCCTGATGCGCCACACAGACAGAGGGCGTTCAGCGGCAGGCGCAGGTGTGCTATTGGCGTGCGAAGCCATGGCGTGATCCTCATACGATCCGTTGCGGTTAGGAGCGGGGGAGCGTTGGCGCGCTTCCTCGTTCCGATGATTGTGCTATCATGATTAACATGACCGTGCAATCACAGATACCCCGCAAGAAGCCAGGGCCAGCCCCGACGGGCAAAGGTGAACCTGTGATGGTGCGCTTGCAGCCCGACCTGTTGGCTAAGGTCGACGGCTGGCTCCAGGGCGAGGCCAACCTCAGCGGCAAGCCGGTGAACAGCCGGGCGCACGCGATCCGTGAAATCCTGAAGCAGTGGTTCAGAGATGGCTGACACAGAAACCTTCAAAGCTCACTGCCCGCGCTGCGACGGAGAACGCGTGTGCAATTCGCTAGCGATCGTGAGAAGGCCTTGGGAATGGACTGAGGGCAATCATTCGGCACAAGGCTGCGTCACTCATCGCCTGCTTGAGTGCAGGGGGTGTGAGACCGTATTCTATCACCAGCTAAGCTGGGACGATCAGGTTTTGGATCCTGTGTTCGATAGTGATGGCAATTGCCGGATGGAAGCGGTCGAATATGTCGTGACTTTTCCTCAACCAGAGAAGAAGTCACGAAAACCCGACTGGGCCTGGTCTATTGCCCAGAAAGATCCCCAGCTGGATAAAATACTTTCGGAAGTCTACGACGCGGTCGAGCGACGATCGAACATCTTGGCGGCCACCGGCCTGCGCACCGCGTTTGACCGCGTCGTGAGCTATCATGCTGTCGACGAAAGTCTTTATTTGGCGGCCAAGGTTAATGCTCTGCAGGACCGGGGCTTCATAGGCGAAACAGAGGCCAACATCCTCAACACGGTGGTCGACGCCGGCAGCGCGGCTGCTCACCGCGCTTGGAATCCTACGGACGAACAACTCGGCCAGCTTCTGCAGGCCCTGGAGCACTTCATCCATCGAACGGTTGTGGTGGGCGAGAAGGTGCTCGAAGTGAAGGCTCTGATCCCTCAGCGTGGCGCTTAGCTTGTGGGCAACCGCCGTTCGCCCTTGCGCGCCTGAGGCAGCCATCCCACCTTTGCTTTAGGGTTAAAGGCCCATCAACAGCACAGGAAACGCCTCAATGGCCGACGACGTCCGCATTACGAATTTCCCCGAATCCACCGCCAGAGAGCGCGTAGCGTTTGATCTGTATCGCGAAGTGTTCAATGCTGAAGGCAAGACGTTGGGTGTGGCCGAGGGCAATGCTCGCAGGCCGGACCGCAAGTACATTCTCGACCTTTATGCAGAGTGCCTTGCGGCGACGCGGGGCTTGCGCTGATGTTTGAGGTCATCGTCGTCGTCCGTGAGCTTGGAAGGCTGAAGCCGGACTATAGCCTCAACTTCTCGCTTCCAGCTCTGCCGCGTGAGGGCGACTACATTTCAATCACCCGGCCCGACACTCCAAAGCCTTGGAGCGAAGACCTGATCGTCCGCAAGGTGTGGTGGAACCTCCATCATCCGGAAACTGCAGGCGTCGCTGAAGATGTCAAAGTGGGCAAGCTCACAGAAATCTTCATTGAGTGCGTCCCGGCAGAAGGCCCCTACGCCAGCGATCATTGGCGAAGAATGCTAGGTGGTGCAGCAAGTAGAGGCGTGAACGTCACCACCTTTGACGTGGAACGTGTGGTGCTTCGCTAGGAGCCTCCAAGGGGTCTGCTAAGTTTTGAGCAGACCCTTTTCCTTAGGCCGCATCCCGCTTCTCGACCTGCCGCACCAACTCAACCGTCGCTGATAGGGCGTGATCGTTGGCGCCGATCCGTTGCTGAGCCTTTCGTACCGCCTCGACTGCAGCCGTTGCCGCAGCGTTGATCTGCACGAAGACCTCATCCTCGAACCGGAATGACCGCTTCGGCTCGCCAGGGAAGCGGATACAGGCTGGAGCCCAAACTCTCCGAATACCTGCCTTGTCCTCGACCAGGGTGCAGCCGCGCAAGGTAGCGACACCGACAATGGTGACGTTGCAAAAGGCCAAATGGCGCACGCCCTTCGTGGTGGGCTTGCGGTCCAACAGCTCGATGCAGTCGATGATGATCTCGGTCACGTCGTTTCCTTCCTATGCAAAGCTGAAGTTCCCGATCCAGTCTGATTCAAAGATGCTGGGTCCGGTGGCGGAGGCCTGGGCGCGGCTGATCGCCATAGCGGCCGACACGGCGCCGTCGATTTTCTCGGCGGACTTGGCCTTGCTGAACCGGGCGGTGTCGCCGGTCGGGCCGGGATCGATCACGGCGTTGGCGAAGTTCCAGCGCAGGATCGGATGACCGCCATGTCTGATCTTTCCAGCCAGCAGGGCGCGCTCAGTTTCCTTGATTGCGGGCGTCATGCTCAGCCAGCCCTGACGGAAGTGCAGGACGTTGAGGCCCATGTCCTGCAGGCGCGGCACAATCCCCGCTGACATGGCCGGGTCTATGGCGATCTCCTGAATCCGGTATCGGGCAGCGATCTCGGCAATGGTCTCTTCCACGAAACCGAAGTCCACCACATTCCCCGGCGTCGGGATCAGGTGGCCTTCCTCGGCCCATCGCAGATAGGGGATCTGGTCGCGCTCCTGGCGCTTGGCCAGGTTGTCCGCAGGGCAGAAGAACCACGGCAGCAGGGTGTAACCGCCGTCATCATCGGCGAAGGCCGCGACCACAGCCGTCAGGTCTTGGGTAGAGGACAGGTCCACGCCCAGCCAGCAGGCGCGGCCTTCCAGGGCGTCGGCATCGATCGGAGCGCCGCCCTTGTCGTAGAGGTCCATGTCCAGCCACGGATCAGGCGCGCCGTCTGACCAGATGTTGAGGTAGTAGCGCTTGAACGCCTCGCGCTGAGCCGGGATTTCGGCGGCCTGACGGGCAGATACGCGCATTTCCTCCAGTGACCTGAAGCCGTCGGACAGCGCTGGATTGACGGCCCTCCAGACCGCTTCATCACGCCAGTCGGCGTCCTTGTCGGCCTCATAGAGGATCGGCAGGAAGGTTTCGTCCTCGATCTCGCCCGAGGCCACCTTCTTGGCATAGTCGTAGAGGTCGAACGCCAGCCCATGCACACCGGCGCCGGCTGTCGTGATGACGATGGTCAGTGGGTCGTCGCGCTTGCCCATAGACTGACGCAGTACGTCCCAGATTTCCCGCTTCGGCCAGGCGTGAACTTCATCGGCGATCAGGCAGGACACCGACATGCCGTGCTTGGAATAGGCTTCATGGCTCACCGCCATCAGGCGCGAGCGTGACTTCGGGTGATGGATCACCTTGTAGGACGGATTGATGCGGGTAAGGCCCATCAGCGTCCGGTCCTGGGCGATCATCCCGGCTGCGGCGTTGTAGGCGATAGAGGCCTGCTCACGGTCGGCAGCAGCAGCCACGACCTGTCCTGCAGGGTCTTTCTCAGGCCCGATCAGATGCAGTAGTCCCAGCGCCGCGCTGAGGGTTGTCTTGCCGTTCCCCCGAGGCAGTAGGATGAACACCGTCTTGACTTTGCGACGGCCGTCCTCGCGCGTATCGCCGTAGATGCGACGCACGATGCGCTCCTGCCACCGGGCCAGCCTGAACCGCTGACCGGCCAGCCTTCCCTCGTGCAGCTTCAGAAGCTCAATGAACTTCACCGCGCGGGAGCCCTTGTCGTGAGGATCGGGGATAGGGCTGTCGTCAGTCCACCAGGTCACCGAAGCCTCCCTTTTCGTCGGTGTCGTCATTCAGGGCTGGGCGTGAACGGGACACAGGCGTTAGGCCCATTTCAGCGGCGAGCTGGCGGGCGTTGGTGAAGGCGCTGTGCTGGACCCGGATCGCTGGGTGTGGGCGAATGGCCCCGTTCTCGGCAGTGAAGAACATGCCCGCGGATTTCAGAGCGTCCTGGCATTCCTGCACCTGCCCAATCGCCAGGCAGTAGTTGGCGAGGCTTCCCAGATCGGCGTCGGTCAGCACCCTTCGCTCGGTCAGGATCGGGGCGACCCGACTCCATTCGCGTTTTGCGTGGCCGGGAAGCCATGCCGGGGCCTTTGGCGCCACGACACAGCCATCCAGCGCCGTCTTCATGTTCGGCTTCGCCCCCCTCATACGCGCCCCGCTGTCGCCGCCTGCCATGCCTGCATGACCGACATGAGGTGATCCGCCGTCTTTGGCTGGCCGCTAGGTTTCGCCGGTTGGAGCGGCTTCAGGAAGCTATCCAGCGTCGGGAACTTCTTGGGGTCCGAGAGGGTCAGGGCGGCGTTCTGATGGACGGCCCAGGCCATCCGCTCAAACTCCAATTCCCGCTGGCGCGCACGACCATCCACCACGGCTAGGAACAGCCGTGGCGTCAGATCGAAGAACGTCTGCGGAAGCTCGCCCATCTCGCACCAGGCGGTCAGGCAGGCCTGCCAGTTCCACCCGCCGCCGTCCGAGGGCGGCCCTTTCCCGATCCTCCAGGGAAAGCCTGAGTGAACGCCGCGCCGGTCAGTTCAGCCGCCTTGGGCAGCCCGATAGCGTCGATCAGCTCACCCGCTTCATGCTCGCTGACCTCGTTGTGAGCCAACAGCCCAGCCCAGAACACGGTGCGAACGGTGCGGATGCTCTGGTCCAACGCATCGACCTTGACGCCGAGAGCGTCTTCCAGGGCGATGATGCTGTTGATCGGATAGGCCAGCTTCCAGCTTTCGCCTTTGGCCTCGAAGGTCACTTCGCCTTTCAGGTGGTTGCTCATTACGCGGCCTCACGATCTACAGCGCCGGTGACCTTGATGGTCACGGTAGCGGTCATCTTGTCGTCGTTGGGAACTGCAGGCTCGTAGCCGGTCACCAAGCCGTTGAAGGACCATGCCGCAGCGTTCGGAAAGATCATCCGAAACGGGGTCGATACGAGCGACGCCTTCGCTGCCAGCAGCAACCCTTCGCTCGCCGAGCCCGGCACGAAATTCATTTCGAATGACATCTCGCCAGGATCCGTCAGCCCATAGATGAACTGGCGCTCTCGAGAGTCGAAACTGGAGGCATCAACGACGTCAGTCGTTTCATTCGGTGGGGTAAGGTCATAGACCTCGGCGATATCCTTCCAATCCGGCGTCTCTGTCGTCGAGACGTTGATCTGGAACTTTGTGCCATTGCCGATTGAGGCCTTGGTGCTCATGTCGTGCTCCATAGTGAGAAGTCGATGCGGGTGCGGAACAGGGGCGCGGTGTCTTCGCCCTCAAAGCTGTCGTTCTCGCCGTTGATGAAGACGCCTTGCAGCGTCACGCCGCCGATGGTCACAGCCGCCACCGGAAGAGCCTGAATGAGGGCGCGCGCGAGGGTCTTGGCCTCGGCATAGGTGCGGCCCCAGCAGTCGGCTTGCACCGTGCTTTCGACCAGACCGGAACGGCCCTGAAGATGATGATCGTAGCGCCCGCTGATCCGGTGAAGGCTGACGGCGGGGAGGTCCGTCGTCGGACGAACAGACCAGTTCACACGGCCTTCGACAGGTAGAGCCGGGATCAGGATGGCCAGCAGCGTCTCTTCCATCACGCACCCGCCTTTCTGGCCAGCCGTGCAGCCTTGCGCTCAGCACGCTTGGCGGCCTTCATGATCTCGTCGGAGAGAGCGTTCCTGACTGTCTCAAGGGCCTCGCCTTTGCCCTCATTCCACGCCGGTCGCATGAACGGCTGCGGCGGGTGTTTGGAGGTGCCGAATTCCTGGGTGATGGCCTGCGGGACGTTCGACGGTCCCATGAAGGCCTCCACATCCATCTGGCGCCGGTGCTTCTTCGGCTTGCGGGTCGAATCCTTGATGCTGGTTTCCAGCGCGCCGGACAGCTCAGGGGCCAGTTGCGCGGCGCGTTCAGCCATCGGCTTCAATGCCGCTCTCAGCGCCCGGCGACCGACATTGCGCGACGTGGCCTTGCCGAGGTCCGCCAGCGTCTTCTGGAGGTCTTTGAAGCCTTCCACCTTGACCTTCATGCCGTCACCTCGGCGTGAAGCTCGACATAGCGGTTACGGCCTAGCGGCCTGACCTCACGGATATTGTGGTCGATGCCGTTGCACAGGACGTGATCCTTCGTCGTCAGGCCCGGTATCCAGTGGGTTCGGAACACTACTCGCAAGGTGGTCTGGATCGCGTCGGCAGCCAGATACTCACGGCCCGACGACTGGACCCGCTGAGCCATGCCGGTCGCGACAGGCATCCAGCCCATGATGGGCGCATTGAAGCTGTCGCGCTGGCCGGTGTCGCCCCAGCGGCGGATTGCGATGGGATGGTCGAAGTCGCCCAGCTTCATCAGAACACCCACGGCCTGAGATCGTGAAGCATCAGGGCGGCGTCGTCAGGAATGCCTGCGCCTTCCCTGCCTTCAAAAAAGGCGGCGAAGGTCTGGAGCACGGCCGTTTTCAGGACCAACGGCACAGGTGTCGGCTCACTGGATCCGATGAAGCGCAGGCAGGCGTCGGAGGCGCGATCCAGTAGGGACTGCAGAAACACATCCTGGTGGGTGTGCTCGATGCCGATGTGCATCTTGGCTTCGTCTAGGTCTGCGATCATCCGCCCCTCCGATAGGGAGCGATCCGCACGGCGCGTTGGCGCTGGCTCTCGCTGGCTTGGTAGGAAGCAATCCCGGCGCTGGCGGCGTCAGGCGCTGAAACCTGACGCACGGCCACATCGAAGTACTCGGACTTGTCCACGCTGATGATGAGGCCTTGCCCGCCGCCTTGACGTTGCTGACGTACAGTCGAGACATCGACCCGTTCACGAGGCGTGACGCGCATCATAGCGATCTTGCTATCCGCGCCGCCCGATCCACCGACCGTGAACGAGCCGCCATTCTTGAACCCCGGCAGGAACTTCGCGACCGAAGACAGGATGCTTCCGAACGAGAAGCCGCCTCCGCCTCCCTTCATGTCGAACAGGGAACGTCCCAAGTCTCTCAGGGTGTTGGAGAACACGTCTCCGACGATGGTCTGAAGCAACCCCTTCCAGTCGCCTCGCATGGCCTGTTCAGCGCCCCAGGCAAACGAGTCCGCAAAGGCTTCGCGGCTGTTCAAGATGGCCTCGCGTACACGCGCATCGGCCTCCTTCATGCTGTCCCAAGCCTCGTTGATCCGGTCGATCCCTGGGAAGGAGCCGCTGAGGTCGGGGATTGTGGGAAGGGTTAGGCCACTGGCATCCAGCCCGGCGCTGTCAGCACTGTAGGCGCGGCGGGCGCGGTCCATAGCCTGGTCGTACTCCTTCTGACTGATGACACCGTTGGAGAGGCCATCATCCAGGGCCTTGACGTCGCGACGGAAACTGAGGTCCAGCTTCTCGCGATCGGTCATCAGGCCCTCCATCACCCGAGCCACACGGTCGCGCATGTCCTCGAATGCCTTTGCCGCCGCCTCTGTCGATTTACGGGCGGGCTTGACCATGTTGTCGTCAAGGCGAGCCATCCACTGGCCAACCTCGGTCACCATGTCAGGGACGTAGGAGTGCCCCACCACGGCGTCATAGAGCTTGAAAAACGCCTGCCCCACGTCCTGGACCTTGCCGATCACCCAGCCCAGCGTCTCGCCGAGCTTGGTCATGAGCCACGTCTTCACACCCTCGTAGGTCTTGCGGACCCATGCGGTGATCTCGGGGAACAGGGTCGCAAAGGCGTTGCCGATGCCCTTCAGAGCCGACGCCACCGCTGAGCCCAGGTGACCCCACATCGCGCTCCAGTCGCCGCGCAGAGCCGCGCCGATGGCATTCAGTACCGAGGTGATTACGCGCACCGCGCCAGTGATGATGTCCAGGGCCGCGCCGAACACGCGAGCGATAATTTCGCCCCACATCTGCAGGTCTTTGTTGAGCGATCCGCCGTTAGCGCTGAATAGGCCCGATACGACCGCCCCAAAGGCGCTGAACAGGCTTTTGGCTGCTTCTATCAACGGGGCGATCTTCGGCCCCACGGTCTCCTTAAGCACCGCGCCAAACGACTTGAGGGCCGGGATGATGTCGTCCTTGAACGCCATGAAGGCCAGAACCGCCGCACCGACGGCCAGGACCACAGGTCCAGACATAACCGCTGCAATGGCGCCGAAGACGGGCATCAGGGCGCCGATCCCAGAGGCTACCGCGCCAACCACTATCAGCACCGGGCCAATCGCCGCCGCGACACCGGCGAGAACCGCGCCCCATTTGATGATTTCAGGATTGACCGAGGACAACCCCCGCACCCATTCCGCCGCCTTGTTCATCAGGCCAGTGAAGGTCTCCAGCAGGCCAGACCCGGCAATCGCCATAACGACCGCCTTGGCCGCATCGCCCAGGCCTTTCATGGCGTTCTGGAATTCCAAGGCCTGTTTGGCGGTCGCATCGGGGATCAATCCGCCGTTGGCCACGAACTCAGCCTTCAGGGCGCGGATGCCCTCAATGCCGCCGTCCATCATGCGAACGAACTGCTCGCCGCCCGTGCCGCCGAAAATCTCGTCAGCCACCCGGATCTGGGCGGCCTTATCCAGTTTGCTGATCCGGTCGATGATGTCCTCGAACATCAGGGCCGGGTCTTTGAGGGCTTCCTTCGCTTGGGCGGCGCTGTAGCCGATCCGCTCAAACGCCTCTGCGGCGGAGCCTTTGCCGGTCACGGCGAACTCATCGGCGCGAAGCTGCATCTCCTTCAGGCCATCGGTCAGGGCTTCCACGCTGACCTGACTTCGCTCGGCGGCGTATTTGAGCTGTTGGAACGCCTCGAAGCTGACGCCCGCCGTCTTGGCCTCGGCGGCCAGTTCCGCCACCTCTTTCGACACCATGACCACGGAAGCGGCCACAGAGGCGAAGGCTGCGGTGATCGGGGCGGTGACGCGCGTGGTCAGGGTCTGGCCGACCTTGGACATCTGCTTGCCGACGCGCTGCATCTGCTCGCCCGCCTTCTTCATGGCGACCTGAGCTTCCGACAGGCCGTCGTGGAAGGAGGCTGAATCCAGTCCCATGAAGACGCGCAGGGCGCCGATCAGTGCGCTAGACATCGGTGCGCTCCATGCGTTGCTTCGTGCTGGAATGGTGGTGCTGACAGAGCGGCTGCCAATTGGACCGCTCCCAGAACAGCTTGCGATCGCCTCGGTGCGGCTTGATGTGATCGACCACGGATGCGGGCTGATCGCACATCGCGCAGCGCGGATGAGACCTCAGGAAGGCCGCCCTCGCTTTGTCCCATGCACTGTCGTAGCCGCGTTGGCGGGCAGTCGGACGCCGAGCGTCATAGGCTTTGGCGCGCGCGACGGCGCAGGCGAGGCATGGGCCTCCCTGAACCACGCGGCCACAACCGCAGAGCATCGGCGCCCGAACCGGCATCAGACGGTCGGCCTGTCGTGAGGATGACCGCGAATGATGGTCACCGCCGCCGCGATGGACGTGCCGCTGGTCTTGGTCAGAACGGCGCGCACATAGCGCTTCGTGCCGACGTAACCTGCCTTGTAGCCTTCACTGGCCAGCAGCGGTTCAGACACCAGCCCCACGTCCTCAAAGTCGCCTGAATCAGTGGTGTCGCTGTCTTGGAGCTTGAAGGTGAACAGGCCGTCGCCCGTGATAGCGCCGGTCACGACGGATACGGTTGCGGATTCAAAGCCGTTCAGATCAACCGGATCGCCCGTCACCGTGGCGGAGTGAACCGCAGGCGCGATGCTGGGACGCGGGCTGATGGACGAAACAAGGTCTCGGGTCGCCATGTGCTGATCTCCTTAGGCCGCCACGCGAATCTTGCGGATCGCGGCGGGAACGAGGACGCGGCCGCCAGTGCGGCGGGTCGCATGGAAGCGGGTGATGCCCTTGGTCGCCTGGGTGTAGGGGTCGACTAGGATCGACAGGGCCAGACGGTCCACGATCCGATAGGCGGTGTTGAAATCGCCGAAGGCGATGGGTTCCTTGCCCGCGCCGATGTCGGGCATGAACGGGTCTTCCTGCACGGGACGGCCAAGGATCGTCTCAGGCTGGCCAGAGGCGAGCGAGGCCTGCCAGATGTATGCGCCCTGGCCGTCCTTCAGCTTGCGAAGCGCAGCCAGGGTCGTGCCGTTCATCAGCCACGTTCCGCGGTTCCGATAGGTCGCGGGCAGGCCGTAGATGAAGCTGATGAGCATGTCGGCCGGGGCGGAGCCCAGCGTCGAGGCATGGCCGGTCTTCACGACCGCCACGTCCTTGTTCACCAGCAGGCCCTCTGGCTGAAGCTGACCATCGCCCAGCAGATAGGCCACGCCCTCCTTCTGGGCGAAGTCGTCAGCGAGCGCTGCACGGACTTCCGCCTCAACGGTGCCGCCGCTGTCAGCCAGGAGCTGATTGCTGATCGGAACCCAGGTGCTGATCTGACGCGAGTGGACTTCCTTCTGACCGAAGGCTGGTTCCGACTCCGTGCGTTCTTCGGTCTCCCCGTGCCAGGTGGCGTTGGTGATGCCGGTGCGCGTCGGATAGATTACCGAAGGCGAGCCGATGGAACGGATACTGGCCAACGAGCGCAGCGGCGACAGTTCGATCAGGTCTTTCAGGAACTCCGTGGCGAACTCGGCCGGCGCCAGATAGCCGCCCTGCGGATCGCTCGAAACCGTCAGGGTCTTGATCTCGGGCGAGCGGTCGGCCTGGCGCAGATACGAGCCAAAAGCCTTCACCTCTTCGGAGGGCTCATCGTCGGTCTGGGCGCCGGGGCGCTTCAGGGCCGCGATCTCGCCCCGCAGGGCCTTGATCTCGGCATCGACGGCGGCCTTATTCTCAGCGGCCTTCTCGTTGGCGGCCTTCGTCAGGTCATCGAGGGCGGCTTTCACCTCGCCGTCGTCATCCGGCTCCGGAGCGTTCTTGGTCTCAAGGGGCAGGTTCATGTCAGTCTCCAGCGCGCACAGCGGCGGCCGCCGCACGAATTCGGGCCGCCAACCGGCGCGCGCGGTCGGGGCAAAGGGACTTCACGCGCTCGACACGCGCCTGCGGATTGGCGGGAATGGCCACGAGGCTGATTTCATGCAGGGCCACCTGTTCCAGCAGGCGGGCCTTCTTCTCGCGGCTGAACCTCGATCTGACGGTGCGGTAGCCGATGGAGAGGCCACGCACGGCCCCGGCCTTGGCGAACTCCAGCGCATCGGCGCCGTCACGGGTGTTGGTCAGCAGACGCCCCTTGACCCTCAGGCCGGTCGCGTCTTCGACCACCTCATCCCAGACGCCGATGGGGCGCTTCTGGTCATGGCCCCACAGCATCGCCACTGAGCCGCTGAGGCCCTTGAACGCTCCCGGCATGACGATATCGCCGTCCAGGTCGCGGTTGCCGAACACCGAGGCATAGCCCTCGATCTCGCCGGTTTCAGCGATGGCCTTCAGCTCGACGGGGAAAAGGGTGTTGCTCATTGGCGGGCTACCGGGTCGGCGGGCTGCCCACGCATGGGCGCCTCAGTGTTCATGGGACGCCGGAACTCATCGCCGCCGACGTAGGGCGCGCGGTTGTCCATCGCCCTCGCCTCGTTCGGGTTCAGGAAGCCGGTGTTGATGGCGGTGGCGAAGGCCGAATAGCGGGCGGCCAGATCGGCGCGGACCAGGCCATCGACCACATGCTCGACCACCAGCGACGAACGGTCTTTCGGGTCGATCAGGGTGCGGCGGATGGCGCCCTCCCACAGCTTCAGCAGCGGCAGGAGCGAGAGGGTCAGGAACTGCTGGAACAGGCTTTCGGCGTTCGACCAGGTGGCGCGCCCCAGGTCTTGGGCAAGCGGAGGCGGCACCGAGAAGGCTCGGCAAATCTCCACGACCTGGTGCAAACGAAGCTCAAGGAACTGAGCGTCCACCGAGGTCAGCATGTGAGGTGTCCAGGTGAAACCGTCTTCAGTGAAGGCCGTGCCGCCCGCGCTTTCGCCCGAATGGCTGGCGTTCCACATATCCCGCGCCCGCGCCAACGCCTCAGAGCTCAGGCCCTTGGGTACAGTCAGGACACCGGAGGGCTTGGCCCCCCGGCTGAACAGGCGGCTGGCGTGGCGCTCCAGAACGATGCTGATGCCGATGGCTTCCCGCGCCGCCGATAGGGGCGCCTTGGGTCCGATCCTGATGTGCAGCATGTCTTCACGCGGCCAGATGCGCGTGATCCCGTCGCCTTGGGAAACCTTGTAGGTCGGCTCGCCGGTCAGCCGGTCGTATTCGACGGTGACGTGCTCGCTGCGAAGGTAGTGCAGCTCTTCCGCAGTCCCGGCCACGCGGACCACCGCTGCGAACCCGCCCTTATCGTGACGCAGGGCGTCGGCCATCACCGCAGCCCGCAGCTCAAACGCGGACATCCAGGGCGAGGCCTGATCGTTCAGAAGGATGTCCAGCGGGCCGTGGTCGCGGTCCTTGCCGCCCTCGATCCGCTTGAAAGTGTGAAGCGGAAGGCCAGCCACCGTGTCAGCTAACAGGCGGACGCAGGCATAGGCGGGGCCGCACGTCATGGCGTTGTCGGCCGAGACGGCCACGCCCGAGGCCGTAGGGGTCGCCCCGAATAGACTCAGCAGTTCGACAGACGGGTCCGACAGGGACTTCCGCTGTAAGCCGATGAAAGAGAGGGCCTTGTCGAACAAATCAGGATCGCCAGTTGAAACTGGCCTATCCAGATACGCCCATCTGCAACCGGGTCCACAAATACCCGCCCGCGTTCGGCAACATTAGGCAGGCTTTGGCAGATTTGGCGGATAGGAACTCATTCCTAAAAAACCGCCAATTCGGAGACACTTCGTTTTGCAGGCCCCCGCCGGTCCGTAACCGATTACTGAAAGTTCGGACGCCGCCCCCTAGGGGATGACCTTGGGGATGTATCGCCACCCAAGCTGGGTGTCGCCCTTGTGCTGTGTGATGGTCAACTCGAGGTCTGGCCCGCAGCGTTCGCACTCAAAGGACACCACGACGGCACCACGGCGCGCGCTCGGGTTAATGCCGAGCGGCGTCACATGCTGGGTTGGAAGGTAACAGACGGACGACAGGCCGTCTTCCTGTTCGCGGATGTGATGCGCGACCATGCTGTGCCTGATCTGGGAGTGACCGCAACGCGGGCAGCACAACACCGAATGGCCTGTGCCTTCGTCAATCTGCACGTGATCTACGGTGATGACTTCTTCTGTCATAGAGGGTCCTGATGTCGGGGTCTGGTCGTATGGCGCGCGTACTAATACAGAACGTTGTTTCGCCGAGCCAGCCGCGCTTAATGCGCCGCTGCCGTTCGATTGGGAGGCTGTCTCATCCTGGTCGAGTGGCGAAAGCCGCTCCGATGAGGAGTTTTTGATCACCTTGATTGGCGATGTGGAGTTCTTGATTGCCTTGATATCCTTGATCTCCTTGATAGGGACGCGCTCACATTGCGCGCCGTGCTGTTGAGAAGGGGACCACGTTGGTTGTGCTGCCGGCGATCTCCTGCCACCGGGCAATCGCGGCCCGTTTGATCTCCAGCATCTCCATATAGCGGCCTCGCCGGCGAGGGGCGTCAGCCATGACGCACGGCCGGTACACCGCCCGGATAGCCGGGGCGCTCATGTGCGAGGCTAGCACGACGATCTTCTGGCCTCGTTCGCTGATGTAGGTCCAATAGCCCTCCTCGCAGAGATGCTGCGCTGCGGCCTCGTTCCACATTGCGACCTCGTCGTCCCAGGGCACCAAGGGGTCAGCATCATTCTGGACACCGCTGAAAAGCCAGTCCTCGTGTTCGATGGCCCGTGTCTGTTCCAGGATCCTAATGGCAGGCCAGGGATCTTTGCCGGCAGCGCGCCACCATGAGCCCGTGCAAAAGCGCATCGTTCCAGGCTCTACCGTCCAGATGCTGTTCGCGCCAAACTTTCGCTCCGCGCCGATGGGGTGTTCGTGGCCGTCAGCAAAGCCCCCATACAGGGCCCCGTCTAAGCCTAGCGTGATATCGTCCTGCACGGCACCGTACAGGGCCATGAGGAGTACCAATGGCGTGATGTCGCCTGTCTCGCGAAGTCGCCGCAAGAGGGATTGCTGGCCACCGAAGCCGGTCACGAACTGATTCGGCAGGAAGATGCACTCCTCCTCCTCTGCGTCCTTCGGTGCGGGATTGGTCAGCTTGTACCGGGGGCGCTTTCCGGCCCGCTCGATTGTCACCAAGTCTGCGGCCGCGAGATGTTCGATTGCCTTCTGCCCGTTGGACTTCCTCATCCCGAGGTAGGTCTCGAACGAGCGTGCCGACCAACTAGTCGTCGCATTGTCGGGGCCGGTGCCGGCCAGCATCACTAGATAGGCGCAAGCGGCGTTGAGCGGGTTGTCGAGCTTTTTGCTCTTCAGGAGGCGATCCCAGTTCGCCCGGCTGAGCACCATGAACTTGGAGCCCGAGGATTTCTCGGTATCGTTGGTCGCTTGGTCGTCAGTTTCATTCGCCATGCGGGGAGCCCCGATGGCCAGCAT